TCAATATCCTGGTTTAGACTTTCTGCCCGGCTATTAAATGCTTGCTCTATTCTTTCGTTGATTGCATCATCATTGATTTCAGGTGAGCCACCGCCAAGCTGTAGGCCGCTTAAATCCTTTGCCAATGCTTCGCTTAATGCTTCATCACCAAAATATTCTGTGATTTCTTTGAACGCTTCTTTTGATACGGGTGCAGATTGCCGTGTTTGCTTTAGTGCATTTAACTCCTGTTTTAACTGCCCTATCGTCCCGAAAGCCTTATCATGTAGTTGTTGATACTTGCTTGATAACTCATCAACCTGACCCGCCTTGGCTACCAGAGATTCAAACTGCTCTTTATTCAACCAGCTAAGATCAATTGCTGGCTGCTCATCTTCTTCTTGGATTGTTTCCGGTTCTTCGCCAAGAGCTTCAGCTAATCCCTCGTTAAAATGCGCTTCGCCTTCGTCGATGACTTTCTCCGGAATGACTTCCTGCTCTTCAAAGGTTTCGCTTGATGTAAATTCTGTCATTTCTTTTCCTATTGGTTATTAGTCTCTTGTGGAGGCCGCATTAAATTCCTTAGCTGCTTGATCGCCCCACGAATTGACGCGGTTTGCTCTGCGGTTAAGGATTCTTTTTCAAGCGCCCTATGATGCTTGTCTATCAGTTCATTGTAATGAGCCGATAGCTTATGCCATAGTTCGCTTTGTAGATCCTGTGTTGTTAGGTTCATTCAATCCCTTCAATAATAATCGCTTTGATAGCAAGCCCTATCATACCTATAATAAAAATAAATATTGTTATCCCATAAACAACAGGCATTAATAAAGTTCCAACCTGTTTTCTGGTCATTGCTCAAACGACCTTCCGTCTTGCGCCTGTCCTGCTGGCTCTGTAGGCGGTGTTATCGCTTCCTTGTCTAACTGTGACAATTGCTTCTGAACTTGTAATTTCATAGTTGTTCCGGCCAGGGATGCTTTAATTTCTTCCAAGCTGATATTCTGAGCCTGTGACAGTTCCATCATTTTAACCTGTAGGCGCATGTTTTCAATTTTTTGAGCGTGTTCATGCTCTGCCTGTTGCATCTGTAGCTTGAGGGCAAACTCGCTTTGCATTTCATTTTGCTTCATGCCAAGCTCTTCCTTATCGCTTGCCTGGACAATCTTAACTTTTTCCAGTTCCGCTTCTGCTCTGAGTTTTGCAACATCAAGAGCAGGATTAGGCGGCGGTTGATTTGCTGCTGCTTCCTGCATTTTTTTCTTTTCTTCCTCTGTATAAAGAAGCCTTTCCGGGCTGATCTTTGTCATCACCAGTAATTCACTGATAATCTTTTCCGGATTGATGCCGTATGCAGGATTTAGCGATAACGGGACAAGCTGCATGATAGTTTGGTTCTCTGCATCTCGCTCGTAGAAAGCCGATGATCCTTGGGGGATGATGTTGTAATCGCCCTTAACATCTTCATTTTCGCCGTAGGTCATTAGCCAGTCATAATACCGGGTAACATGCGGCTCGCTGATGTTGTCGTCGAATACTTTGGCAATGTTGCGTAGAACCGCTGTGCTGTTGTTTTGCAGGATAGTCATGCCGCCAACAGTGTGCGTATTGGCTCCCTGCTGTCCTTGCAAAATCATGGGCATTGACGTTGACCTCTCGGCAAATTCCAATGCTAGCTTGATGATGTTAGTCAATTCAGCTTCCATGGTTGGAATAACCACAGAAGTTATCGCGTGTGCAGCTTGTTGAATGTCTGCATCCTCATCAACCAGCCATAATTTTAACGGCGTAATCTCCATAACCCCATCCGCAGGAACAACCATATTCCGTTTAAGTATGATCTGTGGACCCGCTGAAACACCAGCATTGTCCATAAGATTACGTGTTGCTGCGTTAATCATCCGCTGTGCTGTGCGAACCTGCCTGGCAATACCAACACCAGACCAATGCCCTGCTCTGCGCTTCCAAACCATGATATCATAAGGAAACTCCCCTGAATCAAGAATCGATATAGATGCCTTGATTACCCTATCATTGACCATAGCAATAACAACAGGAGCCATAAACCCTTCTTCACAATCGCATTGTGCCGCCTGTAATTCTTCCGATGTTGCGGTTCCGTGGTAATACCATATTTCGTAATCGTCCGTTTCTTTCGTCTTTTCCTGGCTTTCTATGTACTTCTTACCGGGTCCCTCTTTAATAACTGCGTCAATCTCAGAATCAATATAGCCAGTGCCTTTCAGATCCAGCAATTGCCTGGCCGTGATGGTATCTCGCTCGAAAATGTAATTGCCGTAATGAATAGACTCTCCGCAAGAAGGGTCTGGGTAGATATTCCAAACATCTATTGCTTTGGATGCTGGCTTGATAACCTCGTCGATTATTAAGGAAATAGTCCCATCTTCGCCCTTGTTTGATTTCCTGCGCTTGCGCTTAACCGGGAACGGTCCTTTTAAACAGCTTGTGCCTATGCCCGCTGCTTGCTCGATAACTTTTCTCATTTCTGAGTGCCACCGCGCTTCAACTAGCCAATCCCAAATCTGATCCTCTGCGCCTTCTGCTTTCTTTGCCATTTCAGCGAGGAATGTCTTTGTTGCATCACCCACGGTTTGCTGTCCGTCAGGCATTAGATCCTGTGACTCTTTGTCTGCTTCTATTTCCGGGATAGGTGTTGGTTTTATCGAGAATGGCTTGTCGTTTGTGGGCAATAGCATATCTGATACCCTGGCCGATGCCATGTCGCAGTACGGTCCGGTAATATTTACAAAAACCGTTGATCTTGTACCGCTATCAGATTGTTTAATCGTTACGCGCCCGGCTGAGGTCGAAGGCTTTAACATGGCCTCGCCGCGATTTAGGTCATCAATGCCATTGATGTATTCCTCATCCTCGCGCCATATATCCTCAATTCCGGATAGCTTACGCCCGTCGATTGCTTCCTTTCGTTTCGCTGCAATGGTTGTCGAGAAAGTGGAAAGTTTGCCAAGCCGGCTTATTTCTTCCATGTCTTGTTGGTCTTGCTCAAAGTCGATCATTTATCAATATCCCATGCCTGTTACTGTTGGCCTGAATGGTTGTACTGGTGGTGTGTTTGGTCGTTTTTCTTTTGTAAGCTGCTCGTATGATACCGCCATTAATCCGAAACCATCACTCCCATGGCTCGACCAATCGTGTTCAGGACCTAAGCCTATATTCCTTGCGGCATCTTTTTTCTCGTGATACCAGCCAATAGCTGCAATGCCACCTGCACACCTTTCAGCATCAAACCACATAGCCGGGAATAACCTCCTGCCTGCCTCAACTCGCTGAAATGCCGCACCTACGCCTTGATTCTTTATTACCTTAGTAGGAAATCCAGCCTTCTTCAATGCGCCTTCATAGGTAATTGACTCAATCTTATCGTGATGCTCTCCGTCGTGAGGCAAAACGCACAGACACCCATCATAACCGTTTGCTCTCAGCCAGTTTACGTGCGTAGCCAATGGTTGTCCTACTGCTTCATAGTAATCAACTATGCGAATTTCCTTCCCTATAAACTGAGCAATCCAGATAGCGCAGGCATCAGCTTTCGCACCAGTGCCGCCTATATCCCAAAATGCCCTTATAGTCATTAATGGGTCGATTGAAACCCTACTGATACGCCCTTGCTGCTTTGCCAATGTGAGTTGCTTTGCGTAGTAGGCGCCTGTGCTGACTGTAATATATTCTCCGTTCCAGATGTGTTCATACTGGTCTGGCTGTAATTTTAAGCAGTCAAGCCGCTCTTGCTCCAGTTCTGATGGAAACCATGGGTTATCATTCCAGTTTGCCCTAACAACCAATGCCCCCGTAGGTAGTTCAGCGCCTCTTAACATCTGATCAACAGGATCGGTTTTACGGCGAGGATTCCAACTGAACCAGATTTCTGAATCAGTTGAACGAATAGTCGGACGTAGTAGCTCTAATGATTTAGCTGATATTGTCTGTGCTTCCTCTACCCATGCCCTGCCAAACCCCTCAAGAGATTTTATAGATTCAGCCGTATGATCTTGCAGCCCTTGAAATATGATCGCGCCATCACCCGGTGTCTTAATGACTTCGTTATATACCTTGAATCCTTGCGCTTGCCCAAGCTTATGCTCAATGAGTTTATTCTCAATAAGCTTCTTGGCAGAATCCTTAAGCGATTTTTGAATTTCACGAACACAAACAGATGATAAGCCTCGGTTAGACAAATGGTCTAATATCAACCTTCCAGCGAAGAATTGCGACTTTCCCGACCCTCTACCTCCCCAAGCGCCTTTATACCGGCTTGGTGGCTCCAATTCACGAAAAACCTTAGCGGTTTTGATATTTATGCTAGACATACGTTACAACGGCTGACTGAATAGGCTTGTCTGCTTCACCGTTAGAATTATCATTTATCCCCAAGTTACGGCGGCGTAGATTGATTACCTTTTCTTTTGAATCAACTGCGTATTTGCTTGACTGAGATAACTTAACCAAATCAGAAAGAGACTCGACAGCATCAGGATTAACTGTATCAATCCTCTTTATAAGCTTGTCGATTAACTTTTCCAGTTCTGTGATTTCTTTAGTTTCTTTGAGTAACCCTTCCTTCTGTCTTACTGCTGCTGACTCTATCACTTCTTTTTCAGTGAACTTCTTCTTAATGTTCACTGATTCGTTCATTAATGATTCGTTCACTAATGCTTCAGCCTTAGCTTTTACCTTTGCGCTTAGATCCCTTACCCAGTCAAATTTTTTTGCTTTGTTTCCTATCGCGCCTTTTGATATTCCATGCTCATCAGCTATTTCCTGCATGGATTTTACTCCAGCACGATACTCGGCCTCGATCAGCTCCCAATCAAGATTTCTCTTAATACCGTTTCCAGCCATCAGATCAACCCGGTCAAAACAGCATACAAAATAAAAAACAGCAGATACAGAAGAATAATCATTACATCATCGGCTGTGGTCTTTCAGGAGCACCAACAGGCTGCGGCATAGTTTTCTGCACACCCTGATCAAACGGCGACATCCCGGCATTTTTATCTGGAGTTGACAATATCTTTCCGGCCATCATCAATGCCTCTTCAATGCTTTTAGCTTGCATTTTCTGGCCTTCATCGGGTGGCGCACCAGCTTGACCTTCCATGCCTTCTTTAGCCTCATTTTCGATGGAAACAAATAACTGGCCGTTTGGATCTTTCTCGATACATACTTTCATTTTGTTGGGACCTTGTAATGTGTGTTTGATATAAATTGCGTTGCAACACGAGTTGCCCGTGCTGGTGTCTGTTTGCACCAATTACTATCTAGCGCCTGATCATGAGCGTTTATCCATTGCCCTTTCTCCAATGCCTTCAGCATCTTCTTAAACCCCATCAACCGGGAGCAGCCCAATTGAAAAGCCATGTTCAAGACGGCATCACGGCGCACTTGTGAAAGCTCTTTGATATACGGCCAATGCAAAAACATATCGAACTGAATATCCTCTGTATCCTCCCTAAATAATAACAAAGCCTGATCGACTGTAATCGTATCAGGTATTTTCTTACGTGTCCCAGGAAAGAATGGACGGGCATCAAGATTGTGACCAATACCTATTGTCCGTTTGCCCTTTGTGCAATGGTACATTTTAAGCTTAAAACCCTCTTCAAACTTTAATTGCTCTGTAAGTTCTTTACTTATCACGGTGTCCAGTTTCCTGTCTTTGCGCCAATGAGAATGACCGCTATTGCGCCTATTGCAAAAAGCCCGGCTAACCCCTTGATAAAGAAATTTCGACCGCTGTTGAGCAATTTTAGCAGCTCTGAAAGCTCCTGGTGTTGTAAATAATGATCCTCGGCAGGGATCATAAATGCTGTAGATTCGAGTCGTTTAGTCACGGCCTCGCTAATTCTATCAATATCATATTGTGTGAGTGACATATTTATAATCTCATTTTCCATTTGTATATCACTGATTATAGTCTATGTGTCAAGGCGCTTTCTCTAGCGTCATCAATTTGTTGTTCGGTTGGGTCGTCAACGTGTTCGACCATTATCGATACCCGCTCCGAAAAATCATAATGATCTATTTTTATATCCAGCGCGTCCAAAAACTCGCTATCAGAAATTTGCATTTTAAGCCCCGA